CGTGTTCTCGGCGGCGCACCAGGAAGTAGATGCCAGCACCGGTGTGCCGGTGTCCACGGTCCAGCCCGTGCTGGAGGTGCGGCTGGTGGATCTGCCGGCCACACCGACCGAAGGTGATGCCGTCACGGTGCAAGGGGCGCTCTACCTGATCGTCGACGTGCGGCCCGATGGGCACGGCTTTCTGAAACTGATGCTGCACAAAGGGGGCGGCCATGAAGCATCCACGCACCCTGATCCGTGAGGCGGTGGCCGCGCGACTCATCGATGCTTTGCCGAAGGTCGATGCGCGCATCACGCCGCAGCGCATCAGCATCCACCGCAGCACGCCGCTGTTTGCCGGTAAGTTGCCGGCCGTCCTGATCTACACCCGCGACGAGCGCATCGAGGATCAGCCCAACGCCGATCCGGGGCTGCGCTATCGGAAGTTGGAGCTGTCGGTCGAGATCATTGCCAGCGGTGACGCCGCCGCAGAGGAAGCCGATGTGCTGGCGCAGGCGGTGGAAGCCACCCTCGATGCCGATGAGACTTTGGGACTGCTGGTGGAAGGCACGCGCCTCACCCGCACCGAGGTCGATCAGGGCGGTGATGGTGACACGCCGGTGCTGGCCGCTCGATTGTCGTTCGAGGTCAGCTACTGGACCCGGGTGGTGGAAACACCCGAGGGGGCGCTGCCATTGCAGGCGCTCTACAGCTGGGCGCCGCGCATTGGGGTGCTGCACGAGTCCGAGTATCAACCCCTGCTTGATCCAGCCGGAGCCACGCCATGAGCGAACGCCATCTGCACCAGGACATGACCGAGGCCGAGCGGCGGCTGAGCAATCTGGTGATGCTGGGGCAAGTGGCCGAACTCGATGCGAAGAAGGCCCGGGTGCGGGTCCAAGCCGGCCCCATCCTCACGGCCTGGCTGCCGTTTGCCACCGTGCGCGCCGGACCCGACCGCACCTGGCACGCCCCGGAGCCCGGCGAGCAAGTCGTGCTGGTGGCGCCAGGCGGCGATCTCAACCAGGCCGTGGTGGTGGGTTCGCTCTACCGCGACGCCTATCCTCCGCCGGCCGACAGCGCCGACATCAGCTGCACGGAATGGAAAGACGGCGCAGCCCTGGCTTACGACCGGCAACTGCACCACTGGCGTCTGTCGGTACCCGGTGGCGGCAAGATCGTGCTGGAAGTGGGGCCGAGCAAGATCGAGATGAGCGATGCCGGCATCAAGATCACTGGCCCGCGCATCGATCTGAACTGAGGTGATGGATGGCAACTTGGACACCTGACCCGGCAATCATCCCCTGGCTGGAGGTGGTGGCCAACGCCACCTTCGTCGCGGCGCCCATTGTGGCGGTCGACGCGGAGGGGATGCCTGCCAGCTACTACGACTTCGAGATCGTCGGGCCGCGACCCAAGATCATCGGCCTGCACGTCAGCCAGGATGCAGCCGGGTTGGTGATCGCCGTGCCGCAGGTCATCACGGGCCTGTATCCGCCGGTGGAGATCGAATACCAGATACCACTGGCCGATGGTGGTCGGCAGACCGGTTTTTGTTGGGATTTCCCGGAGATCCCGGTGGAGGCCGACGAGATCATCTGTTTTACGCCGCGCAAGGAACCCACGCTGGATTGGACATTTCGGGTCACCGCGTACTTTGCGCAAGGGTCACACATGGCGGACAGCGCCGAGTTCATCCTGCGCGTGCGTGCCGACTGGACACCCGGGCGTGATGCATTGAAGGAGGCTGTCGATGCCCGCCGTCACCAAGTTCGGCAGTGAGTGCTCGGGCCACGCCTGCTGGCCACCCCGGCCCAATATTCAGGGATCACCCAACGTCTTCGTCAATGGCATTGCCGCGCACCGGCAAAGCGATGCCTGGTCCACGCACTGCTGCGGCAAGTCCTGTCACGACGGCGTACTCGCTGCCGGCAGCAGCACGGTCTATTGCAACGACCTGCAGTTGTGCCGCATCGGTGATCCGGTCAGTTGTGGTTCGGTGGCGGCCAGTGGCAGTCCGAATGTTTTTGCGGGTGGGTAGGCAACAGCTGAGACTCGAGCGCGACGTAATTGCGCAAATTTGCGCATTTATCCGAATGGGATGAAGGGGGTGCTTTGCGATGAATGGCTTCAACGCCCACACCGGCCAGCCCCTCGCTGGCCTCGACCACCTGCGCCAGAGCATTGCCGACATCCTCTCCACCCCCTTGAACACCCGGGTGATGCGCCGCGACTACGGCTCGCGCATCCCCGAACTGATCGACCAACCCATCACGCCACGTCTGGCCGTCGAACTCTATGCCGCCACCGCCGAGGCGCTACGGCGCTGGGAGCCCCGCTTCAAGCTCACCCGCGTGCGCCTGACCGACGCCCGCGCCGGCTGGGTGGAACTGACCCTGGAGGGTGAAGTGCGGCTGCAGGGGTTTGAAGGCCAGACGGTGACCTTGTCGGGACTGAGCATTGGCAGCACAACCCGCGGAGCACGCCCATGAATTTCACCCCCTCGCTGGCGCCAGAGCTTGCCGGCCTGCCCACGCCGCAGGTGCTCGAGACCCTGCGCTTTGAGACCGTGTTCGATGCGCTGCTGCGTGACTTCCAGGTGCGCTATCCGCAGTACAGCGCGCTGCTGGCCTCCGACCCGGCGATCAAGCTGATCGAGGTGGCGGCCTACCGCGAGTTGCTGCTGCGTGCCCGCATCAACGAAGCGGCACGGGCCAACCTGCTGGCCTTTGCCGTCGGCAACGACCTGGAGCACCTTGGCGCCTTCTATGGCGTTTCCCGGCTGCCCCAGGAGCAAGATGAGCCGCTGCGTCGGCGCATCCGCGCCCGCATCATGGGCTTTGCCAACGCAGGCGGTGCGGCCCACTACCGCTACTGGGCCTTGTCGGCCTCGCCGGAAGTCGCCGATGTGGCGGTCGATAGCCCCGGGCCGGGTCGGGTGCGCATCAGCGTGCTGCCCACGGGCCACAGCGACACCGTGCCTGAAGCGCTGCTGGAGACCGTGCGCGCCACCGTGCTGCGCGACGACGTCCGAGTGCTGACCGACACCGTGGAAGTGGTGCCGGTCAGCCTGGTGCCGGTGACGGTGGCCGCCCAGATCTGGCTCTACCCCGACACGCCCATGGCGGTGTTTGAGGGGCTCGCCCCACGGCTCACCCGAGAACTTGCCCAGGCCGCCGTGCTCGGCTGGGACCTGACGCGCTCCTGGCTGATCGGGCAACTGCAGCAAGCCGGTGTCCACAAGGTCGAGCTGATCAGCCCGGACGCCGACATTCGTATTCACAGCACCCAGGCGGTGCGCCTGACCGACGTCCAGCTGACCTTCGCGGGCAGAGACCGGTAAGCGCGCCGCCCTGGGGTTTCTCTACCCAGGAGGGCGCATGACATCGGATCACCTGCTGCCGCCCAATGCCACGGCACTGGAGCGTTCGCTCTCCCTCTCGACCGACCTGTTGGCCCGACTGGGCGGCGAGACCGAGTCCCTCAAGGGGTTCAAGACCGATCCCAGCGACAGTCTGTTGCCCTGGCTGATCTGGGAGTATGGCCTGGGCGAACTGCTGCCCTACCTGCCCGATCCTCGCCGGGCGATTGCCGAAGGCATCCGCTGGCAACGCTTGCGCGGCACCCCAGCGGCACTCACGACCGCCTTGTCGTGGATCGGCGCGACCGCCACGGTCGAGCAGGAAACGCCCGGCATTCACTTTGCGGAGTTCCAGTTCGATCCGGGTCAGGTACTGGATGACGATGGAACCATCGCCAACCTGATCGCGATGGCCCGGCTGTCGGCACCAGCCCGATCCCGCCTGTCACGCATCTACCACGGCTGGGATCTGCGCCGTCTGGTGCCGGGTGAGAGTCGGCTGGGCGAGGCGCTGCTGTCGGATCACAGTGGCGTGTTCTGGCGAGATGGGCAGACCAAGCTGTCGTTTGGCCGTGTCCGCCAATTGGCGAACCCTCCGCCCGACTTCGTGCTGGCGCCCGCGCGAGAGGCCGTGCGCTTTGCGGTGGCGCGCTTGATGGATCGCTACCTGCTGAGCTTCTCGGCCTTGGGGGACCCCGGACACACGCCCAATGAAGAGATCCTGCATTCGCACCTGTTCACGCTGGCCAATGCGCTGGGCGTCCCCGATCCGGTTGGGGTGCGACCCGAGCGCAAGTTCTGTCGGGCGATGGTGGTGCTCTCGGACAGCACGCCCTTGGGCGACATCAACGCCAACCTACCGAGGTTTGTCTGGCGGGAAACGGGCGCACCGATAGCACTGGGCAGCGGTGATCCGCTGTCGGCCACACCGCATCGGCTGATCCGCGTGGAGGTGCTGGAGCGATTCGCTCGCAGCCATCCGGGTGACCTGGTCGTGCCAACCCTGCTGCTGCACGGCCAGCATGATCGACAATCCACCCACCGGGTCCAGGCCCGCGCCGATCAGGCGCTGGGGATGTGGGCCTTGGGCGAATCGGTGCCCAGTCTCGACCAGGGCTTTCTGGTGCGGCAGCACAGCCCCAGCAATGCCCCGCTGCCCGATGCGGCGGGTTGGCGTGCGCGCCTTTACCAGCAGGCGCAGGTCGTGCTCTCCGAGGTGACGCTGGGCGATGTGAACAGCCGCACCCCACGTCGCACCTTGTACCGCACTCGGTCCCTGCCGCGATTGGGCGATCTCACCTTGGGTGACCTGGCTGAGATCGAATGGCGGCCGCTGACAGAGATG